GCCGAGCTGCCCTGCGGCCCCGGTCATCACGTTTGCGGCGCCTTGGCCCGACGCCATCAAGCCTTGAAGCGGGTTGAGTTGGTTCGTGCGGTTGGTCTGGTAGCGGTTGAAGGCGTTCTGATATTCCTGTGACGCCATGTCCTGCCCATAGCGTTGCAGACCTTTGAACATCTGCCCCGACAGGACCATGCCGCGCGCGGCTGCCGATCGCTCCAGCGCCTTGTTGCCCTCGGCCAGCCGGAAGGCGTAGCCAGGGTCGGCCTCGTAGTCCGACATGGCGAAGTCGCGCCCGTAGCGACCGAAGTCGCTGGCCCCGGTGTTGTCGCCCAGCCCGAGCAGTTCCATAAAGCGGTTCTGCCCGGTGATGCCCGCCTGCTGGTACGGGGCCTGCATCGCCCGCTGCTGGTCGTACATCTCCCGCTGGAGACGTGTCGCCTCCGCAGCAGCAGCCACCTGCGCGTTGGCTGCCCGCTTGGCGGCGCGGCCCTTCATGGCCCCGCCGATGATCGAGCTGCCGCCGCTTACCGCAGCGATAGTACCCGTAATGGGATCAGGCATGGGAAAACTCCTCCCGGTAGTCGGCGAACGGTTCACCATACAGCAGCATTACGAATGGTGCCAGTCGCAGCGCCTCGGCCTGTCCGTGGCACAGCAGGACGACCAGCAGCACCACGTCGTAGTAGGCCGCGCGCCACACGAACGACCGCTCGTCGGCCTCGCCGGCGTCCTCGGCCTCGTTGGCCGCGTGCCATTTCAGGATGGCGGTGGCGACCGCAGCCTGCAAGGCGGCGGCGTTGGCCTGATAGAAGACGTTGCCCGGCATCGACACCAGCGCGGCCCACAGCGCGGGCATTACCGGTCCGACGGGATCCCCGTCGTGCACGTCGTCGAACAACTGGATGACCTGCCACAGGTCCAGCAGCCAGTCAGACGCAGACCGGGGCAGGTCCAGCGACTGTTCGAAATGGTTTTCCAGTGCTTCGATCACGAGATGGTCCTCCCGCTGGCGCGGATGTTGATGGCGCTGGAGGCGCTGGCGATCGTCGAGATGAAGCCGCCCGGCACCAGAACCTGCCCGACGACCTCGGGGAACAGGTAGGTCTGCCCGGGCTGGATCGACACCGTCTTGACGATCAGGTTGGCGTTGCCCGCGTTGTCCAGCGCGGTCACGATGTTGACCGACAGCGTCGCTGCCGAGGCGCTGTAGTTGGTGGCCGTGAACTTGTCGACGATCGTGGTGACCGCCGTCGAAGTGTATTGCGTCGTCTGTGTGTTCTCCGCCGTCTTGGCGGGGATGAGGACGCGGACGTAAACGGCCATGCGGCCCTCCTACACAGTGAAGACGAAACGGACGCGGCCCGGCAGCCCGCTGTCGCCCGTGTCGCCAAAGAGATTAGGGACGCCGCCGTTGCCGCCCGCGCCACCTACCAAGCTGCCGTCGCCTGCGGTAGCCGCCGCGCCGTCGCGGGTGAACAGTGCGCCGCCCGCGCCGGTCGTGTTGGTGCTGCCGCCCGAAGCCGTGCCACCCGCGCCTTGCGTGGTGTTGCCGTCGGAGGAGCCGCCCGCCCCTGGCTGCGCCTGCAACGCGGTCATCGTGAAGGTGCCGCTGGATACGACCGAGACGGTGCCGGTGTTGCCCGGGTCGCCGTTGTTGGATCCGGTGCCGCCCACGCCGACGGAGTAGAGGACGGTCTTGCCGGTGTCCGCCCCGGTCAGGGCGATCGTAACCTTGGCGTAGCCGCCCGCGCCGCCGCCGCCGCCGTCACCTGTGCTCTCGATGCCAAACCCGCCGCCGCCGCCGCCGCCCCACGCCTCGATGACGACGCTGGACGGCGTTGCGGGGATGGTGACCGTGCCGGACCCGGTCGAGAAGTCGAAAGTGACGAAGCCGGGCGCGCCCTGCGCGCTCAACCCGGCCAAGGCTGCCATGACGCCGCTCATCAGGTCACACCCAGCCCTGCGATGATCCACGACGTTGCGCCGACCTTGATCAGCGTGGCCATGGCGTTGCGGGCCAGCGTGCGGGTGCCGGTCGTCGTCGAGTTGACCAGCGTCAGGGTGTCCGTCGTGATGGCCACCGACAGCGAGGTGGCGTTCACGTTGATGACGACGATGGCAGTGCCGATCGGGAACGCCGCGACGCTGTTGGCGGGGATTGTCAGGGTCAGGGTGGTGCCGTTCATGACGACGGACTTGCCGCGGTCGGCCAGCACCAGTTGGTAGTTGGCCGTCTTGAGGTTCTGCGGCACGTCGAGATAGCCCGCCGTGTAGTCCGCGCCTGCGCTGTCCTCAATGGTCGTGGTGCCTGTGAACGACGGGCTGGCAATCGGGGCGTAGGTCGCGGCAGCAGTCGCAGCGGTGATGGCGTTGGTGATGCCGTAACCCGCCAGGGTCGTCGGCGTGCCGGTCACCTCGGCCCACGGGACGCCCGTCGCGCTCACGTCGTTGATGCCGTAGATGTCGTCGTAGGTGCCGATCAGCGCGCCTGCGCTGGTGCGCAAGACAAACTTGTAGGCGACCTCTCCGGTCAGCCACACCTCGCTCTCCAGCCGCCCAGCCGCGTCAAGGACGATCGGGTTGGTGTGCGCCGTCACGCCGTTGATGGTCGTGTACACCGTCTCCGGCGTCGTCGTGCCTGCGGCGTAGGTGTAGAGCAGCCCGCCGGTCAGGGGGTTGCCGGAGTTGTCAAGGAACTGCTGGCCAGCGCCAGCGAGAGGCGAGAGGAATACGGTCATGGGTCAACCTGCGTGATGCTCAGGAGCGCCGACGGCCCGGCGGGGGAAAAGGCGGTAGACGGAGTGGCGTCCAGCGTAACATTGATGTCGGGCGATGCCCACATCACCTCGATGTAGTCTGTCTGCGCCAGCAGGATCGTCGTCACCAGCGACACCCCAAGCTCCGCGTCGTTGCCTTGGACCCGCCACCGCTTCGCCGTGTTGGCCAGATCCGCGCCGTTCTTGCGCAGCCAGATGTAGCCGGTAGCGTCGCCGCCAGTCGTCTTGTCGAACTGCGCGTCAAACGCCACCAAGTACGCGCCTGCGACGCCAAGGGTCACCCGCGACGAAGATGACAGCCCGACACCTACCGAGACGAGGGTAGTGTTGAACGTCACGGCTGTAGCCGTGTTGATGGCCGAGACGTTCTGCGTGGCAGTTGACGCGAACGACCCCGCTTTGCGCGCGGCGATAGGGTTGGGCGGTAGCGACAGCAGCCCCTCGACCTCGTCGACCAGCCCCGCGGCGTTGGCCTCGCCAAGCGGCGCAAGCTCCAGGTCGCTCAGGGCGAGGCCCGTGGTGCCGCCGCCGGTCTGCCCGAACTGGTTGAACAGGAAGCGATACCACTCCCTTGACATGATGTTGGTGCCCGGCTCCAGCACCGGGACGCGGGCAGCGGGGATGGAGGTGATGTCAGCCACTGGTGCCGCTCACGATCAGTTCCGCGCCCATGATGGCGACCTTGACCGGCGCGGTGCCGGACACCTCGTAGACCCGGTCGCGCAGCTTGTCGGTCATGCCGAGCCTGCGCCAGATGACGCGCGTCGAGGACTGGCCGATCGCCCCCATCGACCGCCAGTGCTCCTTGGACCATGTGTGCCCGCCGTCGTCGGACCAGCGCAGCATGACCTGCGGCGTGGTGGCGTCGTCGATTTCGTACCCGACCATGACGGGCGTGCCGTCCTCGACCAGCACGGCGCTGCCGTCCTCGGCCAGCAGTATCTCATCCTCGGTGCGGCCCGCGATACCTACGCCCGTCTCGCAGATCAGTTGCAGCGAGTGCTGCGCCGTCCGCTTGAAGTCGTTGGCTCCGGTCGGCAGCGCCCGCCACCGACGCAGCCACTTCTGCGTCTGGCCGTTGTCGGCGTAGACGTCCAGATCGAAGGCGTAGAGGTTGCCGTTCTCGTAGTCGCCGACAATCAGCGCGCCGTTCAGGTTGGCGAAGCTGTTGCCGCGGTGCCGGGTGAACTGGCCGTTGAACAGCCCGCGCCGCTCGTGCCACGCCGAGGTCGCTGCGTCGAAGCACCAGGTCGTGTCGGCCTCAGGGAAGTTGATGACGTAGAACTCGTGTCCGTCCTGCTGGTAGGAGTAGGACACGGCGTCGGAGATGTCGGTGTAGCCCTGCACGGCGAACTCGACGGCATGGGTCGAGATGCGCTGCGCCTGATAGCCGTTCGCCTTGTAGATGATGCCCTGCCCCCGGGCGTCCTGTCCGAGCCAGACGATGCTGTTGTCCAGCTTGGAGATGGAGTTGGGGGCAACGCAGCCGACCTCGTTGTAAGCCCCTTGGATGCGCGTCAGAGGGAAGTCGGCGTCGCCGGAGTTATACCAGACCTCGGTCGAGTTGGTGCCGAACACCCACACCTCGCGGTGGTTGACGATCAGGCCGACGACGTTGTCCGGCGCACCCTCGGCGCTGGCGAAGTCGAGCGGATCCACGGACGTGCCGTCGAACAGGGTCGTCACCCAGATCCGCTGCGAGTTGGGCTCCGAGAAGACGAAGTAGCCGTCCAGATAGCCAACGGTGCTCGCGCCGGGGAAGTCCTCGTCGGTGATCTCGGCGAGGACGCCGGTGTCGAAGTTGTAGATGTAGCCCTTCGGGTCAGCGGCGATGAACAACTGCGTGCCGTTGTCCGCCATCGAGACGGGGCCTGCCGTGTCGATCGTGCCGATCAACGTCGGGACGCCGGCGGACGTGACCGAGTAGAACTGCGTGCCCGACACGACGTAGCCGGTGTTGTTGTGCGTCCACTCGCCCCAGATCGGGCCGGTGCCGACGGTCGAGATGAACCGCAGGCCCGGGCAGCGTTGCAGATACGCGGCCTCCAGCCCGCCCTCGGCGATGACCTCCGGGTAGAGGTTGACCATGCGGCTGTCCGCAGCGTTGGGGCTGCGGATGACATAGCTGCTGCCGAGGATGGGCGTCTTCATGTCAGTTCGGCTGGTTGGTGTAGATGTTGTACCGCCCTGGCGAGCCCATGATGCCGGACGGCATGGCCATCAGGTCGCCCGGGTTGTTGATCCGCTTGAGGTTCCGTTTGGACACCATGGCGATGCGGGTCACCTGCGGCGACGGCTCGACGCCGAACTCCGGGGCCAGTTCGCAGGCAAGGTTGTAGCGGAAGGCGCGCAGATAGCCCGGCGGGAAAACCAGTTCGGTGCCGAGCGTCGCGGGCTGCGCCAGCTCCAGCACCGAGATGAAGTGCCACACCATCGCCTGCGTCGGCACCGGGTAGACCGTGTATGTTGCGTTCGGGTTTGTCGCCT